GTATATGACTGCATTAGAAAAACAATTCAATCATTACAATGAAACGATAAACGTCCCAGTCGTTTATCAAGACCTTGTTCAGCAGTTAGTACACCAACGTCATAAAAAAAATATATCGCAGGAAGAATTGGCACACAGAATTGGGTGTGCCAAATCACTTGTGCATAAATGGGAGCAGTACAAAAGAGTACCAAGTGGGTTTCTTTTGTCTTGTTGGGTAGAGGCTCTTGGTTGCAGGTTCAAAATCTACAAGCAAAAAGCTGAAACGAAATCGTGCTAAGTGCGAGTCTTGTGGTGTAATAACTACAGACTTCCTTGCACCTAAAGTTGATATAGGCAAGTGGTGTATCGTCTGTATTGACTGTTACTTGGAGGATAAATGGCAACTAAAAGTCGCAGAAAAGGAAACTACCACGAGAAGAAAATCGAGAAGACGCTCAAGGAAATGGGACTCAAAGTTAAGAGGCAACCACTCTCGGGATCGTTGGGAGGAGAGTATACTGGCGACCTCACGCTCGACCTCGAAGACGGACGATTGGTAATAGAAGTAAAGTATCGTAATGGTAGTTCATTCCCATCTGCGTTTACCACCTTCAAAGACAGAGATGTAGTTATCTACAAAAGAAGAACGGGTACACCACAAACAATCATTATGTTTACAGAGGAGATATTCGCAAAACATATTGCACCAAAACTAAAATGAAAGGAGAACACAATGGCATTTATTCTGATGGCAAAAGCCGTCAAGCACAAGATCAATGACCCACTAGCCAAGTGGCTACTAGTTGCACTATCTGATTATGCTAACGAAGATTCACATCAATGTTGGCCTAGCTTAGATACACTTGCAGAACGTACTGCAATGAATCGTGTAACTGTTACCCGTAAACTAAACTGGTTAGAAGAACACGGACTTATACAAAGACTGCGTGGCAATAACAAACGCAGTACATTGTATACTGTGTTCCCATCTATAGTTGCACAATGCAACTCTATAGTTGCACAGAGCAACACTAACCAATCATATAAACCTAAACAAACTAAGGAGCGAAAGCTGATACCAGACGACTGGCGACCAACTGATGAAGTGATTGCTCGATACAAAGGAGAGGACATAGACCATGAGTATGAAATCAATCAGTTCCGTGATTACCACAATGCCAAAGGTAGCACGTTCAAAGACATCAACAGAGCTTACCAGTACTGGATCAGAAATAGTATTAAGTGGGGTGCAGATAGAAAAAGGTCTGCAGAGGCTACTGCAAATCAACGATCCACGAGAGGTAGACAAAGCTCTAGTTTCTTCGGTGGAATCTATACTCGGGTCAAAGGTTGAGCCGTATACTACTGTAAAGTACAAAGAGAACGAAGCAGTCTTTACTCTACAAAGATATATCCTTGCAGAGAATGTCGATTTAAAGGCCATAGAAGACGCTACAGTAGTGGTTCAGCAGTCTATGGTAGGTTTCCCCCTACAAGAAATACAAGAGCGTCTAGCAATGCTTATGACGCTACTAATCAAACCTAGCCAAGAGTCAGTAGATGATGTTGCACTACGCATCAAGTCATTAGCTACTGAACTTTCCAAACACCCTGCCGATATTGTGGTGTATGCCATTGAGCAAATCAAAAAGACTCAGAAGTTTTGGCCTAGTTACTCTGAGTTTTATCAGTATATCGGTTGGCGTGAGGAGAAACGATTGAAGTTACTTGAGGCGTTAAAGAATAAAAGACTTGAACTAACTGCATAATTGCAGTATAACTAAATAAAGGAGAACACAATGGAAAAAGACAGAAAGAAATATCTAGGTGGTAGCGACATCAATCGCCTAGTACACGGCAACGAAGACGAGTGGCATCAGCTTTGGGCAGAGAAAACTGGTCGTGCCGAACCCGAAGACCTTACCGAGAATCTACCAGTACAGATTGGTATTACTACCGAACCACTAAATATATGGTGGTTTAGTAAGAACTACGAGTTTAAGGTTATCGAACAACAATGGAGAGAGATGAACTACGAGGGTGTACCTTGTGGTGGTACTCTTGATGGTGTCGTTAACTCTGAACCTAACTTTGTAGAATGCAAACATACCTATGACAGTAACAAGATGGTAGATGTCGCTGAACGATATATGCCACAGATACAATGGTATGCTTTTCTCAGTAATCTTGATGGGTGTTACTTGTCTGTATTCTTTGGCAATCGCAGATGGGAAGCTACCTACATCAAGAAGAACTGGGAATACATCAACGAGATCAAACTACTGGCTAAGAAATTTTGGCAATCAGTTGTCAAGAATGAATCACCAGTACTTGATGACAAGCCTATACTCAGCATTGATGACATTGAACTGAATGATATGGTTGCCCGTGATGCAAGCCAAGACAATCACTTCAATACATTAGCTGATGAGTATATTGAGTTTGAACAACCTGCCCGTCAGTTTGAACGTGCAAAGAAAGAACTCAAAGAAATAGTAAAGCCGAATGAACGTAAGGTTTATACGGACAAGTTAATAATCAATCGGGATAAGCGAGGTGCTTTACGCTTCACTATCCCAACACCAAAGGAGAACACACAATGACTAAAACAAATAACCTACAACTGTGGAATGCAGTAAGTACAACAGATAAGAAGTATCTCAAGCCAGTAAGTTTCGGTGCGAGAAAGTTTACTGCTATCGACCCACAGTATCAAATCAGAGAAGTAACCAAAGCATTTGGGCCAGTTGGTCACGGGTGGGGTTGGGAGTCTACAATGGACTTTGTTAACTTTGCCAATGGCGATACTGCGTGTGTGGCTCACATCACTATATGGACTAAGACTAAAGAAAATTCTTATGGCCCTTTTAGTGGTTGCCGTACATTCTTCAACAATGCGAAGACTCGTACTAATGAAGATGCACCAAAGATGGCAATAACAGATGGACTAACCAAAGCAATATCACACTTGGGGTTCAATGCTGATGTCTTTCTTGGTGAGATGGACGGCAACAAATACACGGCTGATAGCAAAAATAGCAACAACAAGGAGGACTTTTAATGTCAGACGAATACGATAACACTAACTCGGGTATCTGTGGTACACCCTTTGACGATCAGAAATTTATTCTGCAAGGCAAAGTTGATGTACAAGGTAACGAACAACGATTCGCTCTTATCTCTTGTACTAACAGAGATGGTAGCAAACGAATAGATGTATACCGAAAGGTCGGTGCTATATTTCCTAACGACAAAGGAGACAATGAGAATCGACCAGACTATACGGGTACTATCGACAACGATAAACTAGCTAGTACTGACGAGGCTCAGTACAGATTAGCAGGTTGGCGTAGAGAAAAAGATGGTAGAAAGTTTATGACTTTTGAGGTATCAGAGAAACAGAAACCTCAAGAAGTGGTTGATGAGACACCTACAGAACAACCACCTAAAGAAGAAGTCGAAGACTTAGACGACATACCATTCTAGGAATACGAGGGTGAGTAGCAATTAGTGTTCTCTTGCTACCACCCTCACCATTATAATATCAAACCTTGCCGATACTTTGTACCATCAAAGGTTAAACATTGATGCCTATTCTCATCTTTACTTCTGTAGCTACAATGCACCCAACCAGTATTACCACCTTTGTAACACTCAAGTATTAGCTGATCGAATGATAGGTTCTCACTAATCCACAAAGCTAACTCATAGTTATCAACACCCATTACTTCAAAGTCTACTGCTTGACCTAATGCGTGTTGACTCTTGCTACTACTACCAATCGCTTCACATAAATTCACAGACCTATACCCACTACTAGGTGCAATAGGTTTAGCATAATGTTCTCTAACTGGTTCTAATATATTCTCACAAACCAATTTTAAACAAACTATATCCTCACTAGTAGGAGTATTGTTAATACCCATACGCTCAGCCGTCTGACTCTTGCACATCTCGGCTAAAGTAAAATGCTCACTTAACTGCATCACTTCTTACCAAAGAATTTAGTTGCTCCACGAATACCAAACGAGGCGGCAACAATAGCACCTAACGAATATTGATACCACTCTGGCATCTGAGATAAGGCATCAAACCCCTCTGAGACTATCTTTCTGCCACCCTCCCCACAGAAAGATAGAATCAGAGGGATACTGAATAGCAAAGTTAACCACTCATCTTTCCACGAAGTAGCTGAAGCATCTGCCATAGACTTATCCCAATCTATTTCGCCAGTTGCTTTCTTCTCCATAATAGTAGCCTCTGCTTCTGCTTTAGCTACACTCACTCTAGCTTTAGCTTTTGCTTTAGCTACACTACCCTCTAGCCAAGTACTAACAATACCACCTATCGGGCCAATCAATGCTTGAAACATATAACCTCCTATAAATACATAAACATTAATATTATTATTATAACAACAACAAACAAACCACCGAAGATCAACGCTACAGTTTGCATATCGTGTACAAACTCTGCGTGTTTCTTTCGTGCTTCTGCTCTAGCTTTTGCTTGTTGTTCTTTCATAGCTTGGATTCGTCTTGCTCTTTCAGCAATGATTCCCTGCCATGTGCCGTGACCAAAACGCATATCAATTAACTGACGCATTTCGTCCATATGTTCTCGTGCTAATTTGGCGTTGATTGTTTCTTCAGCTACAGACTTAACACTAAAAGGATCATTAGCTTTTCGTCTGTCTTTTTGAACCTGCTGTTCGCCTTCGAATAATTTATCTATGTCAGATGCAATATCGGATACATCTTTAGCCGTAGATATTGCAGACTTAATGCCATCTACTGCACTTTTTACAAGTGCGATTCCTGCTAACGCTTCGGCTACGACCATAATTCATCACTTCATTATTAGAGATACTAACAACACTATTGTAGTACCTGCAGTTCCTATCATTATGTGTTCTAACCTGCGTATCCGTATTATAGTTTCTTTCCACCTTTCAGCACATACTGCTTCGTGTGTGTCTATCTGTGACTTAACATCATATACAGATGGCTTTGCACTCATTTAAGAAGTACCAAAGCGTCATATATATCTGTAAAACCTTTACGAATAGACGCTACATCAGTTTTAATATCATCACTTGCATCAACTAAATCAGCAGAACTGTACTTGTTACTAACTGCGTGATCGACTTGAGCTTTAACTTCTGCATCATAGTACGCACGGACTTTCTTTGCGTCAGATGTACTAGCTAAAACAAACTTGTCATCATTCTTCTTATTAAATTCTGCAAGCCAATCGTCCCACATTGTTACATATACTGTGTCATCAATATAGTGCCACAAAATAGGTCGTGCATAATCTTGGTCTTTTCCTGCACCTTCTGGAGCAGGTAGTTGAATAGGGTGTACAATCTCTGCTTTCGATAGAGATGTCTTATACAACTTTCTTTTAAGATGTGGTGTGTAAGTCATTATATCTCCTATGGGTTTCTCTTATGCCAAAAATGATGGTGAACATTTTGACTACACCCGTGTTGGTAATAGTAATTGTTACCTATCATATAAAGGTCAGAGGTTGTTGTTTGTGCAAAGTGTGTCCAGTAACCACTATAGTAATGACCACAAGAAACAATATCAGTAAACTTCTTATCTGTAGCACCAACCCACCATTCAGTTTGACCCGTTAATGTATGTTGCATTGGAGCAGGATATAAGAATGCTTTAGTAAATGTTTCTGCACCAGTGTTTGCACGATATTCATATGCTTGTGCCATATATCCCCAACACCACAATCGACCTTGTGTATCTAAACCCCACCACATAGGTGAGTTGTACCCACTAGTTCTAGCAGGAAAACAAGAAATCATATTGTTTCGTGGGAAAGTTAAAGCAGTTCTACTTACTGTACCATCTGCACTACTGTTTACAGTATTGTGATAATCACCAAATGTA